CTGACATGTCAGCGATGGCATGTCCAGTAGTCACCTGTCTTAGTGCTGGTGCTCAGATTGATTTCTCCGAGCATCGGTACTAAGGTGGGTGGCTGAAACCATAAACCATTGCAGTGCATTTGGTTTATACAACCATAATGGTTTATCCATACGGAGGTTATGTCAATGATTGACTTGCATGGACGTAGAGTACGTTCTTATGTGACTGATATCAGCGCGGGTAGCAATATCCGCGATGGTAAGGTCTATCTCGGGTCGTTTAATAATAAACGTTCCGAAATCCGAAACGGCGTTCCTTGGGAGTCTTGGACTGAAGGAAATTTTCGCGAAAGCGAGATTTTCTACATCCCTGACTATTTCCATGGAACTCGGAAGGTGACTGTGGATGAACTCCATGGCCGCCCTCCTTATCGTACCGGTGGACCTTTTCAGTCTACTCTCGTCCGATCAGAGCCACCCTTAAAGGATGGCGTTCTGGCAAGAGGGATTTACACCAACGCGTCTAACACACGCCGGTGGGAAGGTGGGTTTATGCCCCCTTCCATCCTCGACTTCCACCCGGAAAGCTGTACTGAAATAACAGCCTTCTATAATGCGGTGGGGCCGAATTCCTCTTATTTGCCAAGCATGTCAATCTGGGGTGACCGGGCCTGGCAACGTGCTAGGCCTAGATTGGAATATGCATCTGGTTACGTATTCGGCCGTGAGGCCGATGAGGTCCCTGGGATGTTGAAAACTACGAAGGAGGCACTTAGTGTGGCTCCTCGTACTATTCGCAACCTCAAAGATCTCTCCTGGCAGTACCATTTAAATTGGCGCCAGCTAGGTGGTAATCAGGTGTCTAAGATTATGGGGCCCAAAGGCCTCGCTAATCAATTCCTTAACATCCAATTTGGATGGAAGCCGTTCATTAAGGATATACTCGATTTTCACGATGTATATCAAAATTCCAAACGTTATCTTCAGAAATTAACTGAAGAAAACGGTAAGGAAGTGGACCGGCGTGTCACCCTTAAGGCCGAGGTCAGGCAAGATAAGGTTTTATCTGGCGGGGGCGTTTATAATAGCATTAGCTATAACGTCCCTTGTTTTCCAGTAAACCTTCCTTCTGATCTCTTTTTGTCACCACCTTCATGGACCCTTTACGACTATGAGGAAACTCATATTGGCGGAAAGGGCGTGTTCGTGATGTACAGGCCAGAGTTTGATGATACTAGACCCGAGTTTCACTCGGCTATGAACACCGTTCAACGTTATTTAGACGTCTACGGAGTTCGGATGTCACCATCAAATCTCTATAAGGCATATCCTTGGACATGGGCTCTCGACTGGGTCTCGAATGCCGGTGCTACTGTTGACCGGTACTCTGGAATGCTAGCCGATACCATGGCCACAAAGTACTTCTTCGTTACACAGCGTAAAAAGCGGGGCAGGAAGATGGTTATTACTCTTCCTTTTCACTCCGGAGCTGTATCCTTAGAATGTTTTCACTTCGTGGAAACAAAACAGAGGGAAGAAGCTACTAATCCGTATGACTTTAGCCTGGCGTGGGAAAACTTATCTCCACGCCAATTTGCAATCTCAGCTGCTCTAGGCATCACTCGCAGGAGATGATGCTAGCTGGGGTTATCTACCTGATCCCTAAGACCGTTGGTCCCTTGGAAAAGGATCGATTGGACAGGTTCAACTCCGATACTCTGGAGGTTCAGCTATGGCTTTCACAGATCCACAATCAGTTACCGTCAATTCGGTTGCTCAGTCTATGCCACGGATTAAATCCGATGGCACTAAGACGATATATCAGAAGAGCGATAGATCGTTCACTCTGACAATATCTCATATCGATTCAAAGGACGGACGTGTCCGTTCAATGGCTCGAATTGATCAACTGGCTGTCGTGACAAACCCGTTGGATTCAACCAACGATTATGACACGCTCAGCGCTTACCTGGTTATTGATAGACCCGGTTTCGGGTTCTCTCTTGCCCAGGTTCAGCAATTGGTGGCAGGCCTTCAGGCCTACCTCGATTCTACCGCTGTCGGCAAGCTTTATGGACATGAGTCCTAAAGAACCGGCGATAGGTATAGGTACCTGATTGTCTGGTGCCTATAAAGGCATCAGGATGTGATTTAGCCGTAGCTTGAAGCTGGCCCCCTAGTCTGGAGGTAGCTTGAAAAGCAACGCAAGTGACTTTCTGGAGTTGGCGGAAAACGTCTATATAGACGCTTGCGCCAAATGTTCCGCTGATGTCTTTGATTTACGTGATCTAGAAACCATCAGATCACGGGTTAAAGATGAGGGTGTTTCGTTTTTAACGATCACCCTACCCAATTTTGCTAAGGCATTCGAAAGAAGTCTTAGCTTGGGGTTCATAGACTCTGCACTGTTTGCTGGTTTTAATATCAGAAACGGTGTGTCAATCCCTGATTTTCTTCAAGGTATGACAAGTCTTGTCTTTAACCGAAAGACAGGAAAGGTGATTATCGATGATTCCCCTATCACTAGAGGCATGGACAATGATTTTCCTACTCTCGTTGAAGCTGTACGACAAATATGTCTTACATTCAAGAAAGTGGAAATTGAGTGTGCCCCCGAAAGGGTCCACGCATCATTGTTCAGTTTCACCGAAGTCGAGCAGTCTTTTGAATCGTTTTCTCCCCATTCGGAAACGGTTTCCAAGTTTTTGGACGTTTCTGATTTGCTCTGGCCTAGTATGGTTCGCGATTTTTCGCCCTCCACTATTAGTCCAAAGCATGGTCCTGGGGCCACAGCCGAAGGTATCTCTGGTAACCAGAAGTACTCTTGGCAACGGTGGCATGATCGCCTTGAGCCTTATTTCCCTCTTTGTGATAGCGGCTACCCATTGGGAGTCGTTAATCAGTTGGAGGAGCTCATGGTGGTGGCGATGGTGCCAGAACTGGAGGAGCAACCTGTAAGAGTTGTCACAGTTCCGAAAACGCTCAAAAGTCCCCGCATAATCGCAATTGAGCCTTGTTGTGTACAATATGCACAGCAAGGGATTAGAGATTATCTTTACGATAAACTCGAGTCCTATCGATACACTTCTGGTCACCTCAATTTTGAGGACCAGTCTGTGAATCAGAAGCTCGCGATTTATGCCTCTTCTACAGGTCTATTAGCAACGATAGATCTCTCTGATGCAAGTGACCGCGTTCCGCGCGATCTTGCTTTAGAGATGTTTCGTAGTAATCCCGATTTGAGGGATGCTATTGACTCATGTAGATCGAGGAGCGCACAGCTTCCTGATGGCCAAATAATTGGCCCTCTTAAGAAGTTTGCGTCCATGGGTAGTGCTCTATGCTTTCCAATTGAAGCAATGTACTTCTACACTATATGTGTAGTTGCTTTGTTGGAAGCATCAGGCCTTTCCTGTAGCCCGCGTAACGTTTTTGAAGTTACGCGTGGGCTATTCATCTATGGTGACGATATAATCGTACCATCGGTGTATGCGGATGCTGTTCTCGAT